GAATAAGCAGACTAATAGAACAAGGTAGGGCAGACAATCTAACATTGCCACAGATAGCTAAACTGGTGTCAGATAAGTTTCTACCTATCAGCAGAAGTCGTGCAGCACTTATAGCTAGAACCGAAACTCATAGTGCAGCTTCTTTTGCCAACCACACCTACCATGCAACTGTTGAGAAGGACTTGGGCGTTAAGATGCTAAAGAAGTGGGTAGCAACCAATGATGCAAGAACTAGATCAACACACTCACAGGCTAACGGACAAACAGTAGATATGGCAGAGGACTTTATTGTAGGTGGTGTACCAATGGGTTTTGCAGGAGATTCTAAGGGTGGCGCAAAAAATGTAATAAATTGCAGATGCGTTATTGTCTACGCTGACGAAAGGGATATGACTTAATCCGACCAGTCATACCCCTTAGTAAATCCTAGAGTGCTTTTTGGTCTATAAAGACTAGACCAATGAACGGCAAATGCTTTGGTTAAAATTACAGGGTCAATCCAAACCTCTTGATCAAAGATAGATTCAGGTTTTTCAAAATAATCTTTACTCCACGATCTTCTAAGCCTAGCAGAGATAATTGTGTTATATGAAACATTAGCCAAGTTAACTTCTTCTAAAGTGTAGCTGTCATCAAAGATGATTGACTCACAGAAATCCAATGCTTGCTCTAATGTAGTGCCATCCTCGCAGACCCCATCTAAGATGAGGTCTTTGAGTTCTTCAAGTGTGAATAAGGTATTCATTTTTGCACATTTTCTTTTTTTCCTGCTATTACTAAAAGCTCAATTATTTTGTCATGCAACTTGTCAGCTTTATCAAAATCATCACACATAAAGTAATCGCATTTATCATTTGGATTAATATATTGTTTTGCATCAGTAGGGATGCCAGTGAAGTTAAGCTCTAACAGACTGCTTAAAATCTCAAGTTCCTCATGTGTAAACTCAAGACTCTTAGCTCTTTGTCTTTTGCACATAGCAATATAATTTTTTTGTGCTGTTTTTTTATCAACAGCTTGTGTAGTCCATCCAGCATATTTACCTTCTGTTACTTGGTAGGTATGTTTTTTCATTTTATTTTTCCTTGCCCATAGGCATCAATTAATATCTGTTAACTATAAACCCATTTCGTAATATGTGCAACACTTTTCTTAGACCAAAAAAAACCCCCAGTTAAGGGGGTCTTAATTTTAAAGAATATAAACTTACCCTAGAAGTTCCTCTAGGGCTTTTTTACCAACCTTCTTACCATCAACATATGTATAAGCTGTAAATTTCTTGTAAGTGCTGTTTCTCTTACAAAGAACTTTTAAGGTTCTACCGTTAATTTCTTTCTCAGCTTCAGATTTCCAAACAGAGAATTTTCTAACTTTATACTCTATACCGTTCCAGTTAGTTTTGATCTCTATAGTTGGTTCTTCATTAAGAATGTCAGCAGATGCGATCTCAGATAATTCTTTTACAACCTTGCTAACAAGATTAGATTCAATTAAAGGCTTGCCATAAAACTTTTCTATAAGCTCTTGTAAAAAATACTTATGACCTTCTGCTTGTGCTTGAGTGTTTTTTAATCTTCTAGCTCTAGCTTCTCTCCAACTTTGTAGATACCTAGCAGGAGTTTTGTAATCAACATCATTTGCAGTAAGCTGAAATTCGCTAAATGTTAAAGTAACACTTATATATCCTTGCTCCACATATTTTTTGTATCTTCTTACCATATAGTCTTGTGGTGAAAGACTCATGTCTTTAAGAACATCATATGAGTGAAACATATTATAGATGCTAGGTAATTCAACAAACTTTCCGTCTAACTTATATCCGTATACAGTCTCAGGAAACCAATCATTAACAGAATCTAAAGATGTTTGTAGACTAGCTATTTTCTTATCAAGAGAAGCTATAGTTTTGTCAGCTAGAGTTCTATCTAGTTGAATAGGTAAGTTATCAGCACCGCTACATACACCGTTAAAAAATCCCCAAGAAACATCATAGCCATGTTTAGCTAATCCATTATGAGAGTTATCAACAGCGTGCATAGCACCGCAAACCTGACAATGACCTTTGTGTGTGTGAGTTGTTTTCATTTTATTTCTCCTTGCCCTAAGGGCATCAATTTAATATAAGATAATTATATACCCATAATGGGTCTGTATGCAACAATTAATTAAATTAATTTATTACTCACTATATCTTGTGCTTATATTACCCTTTATGTACTATATGTAGAATATGCCTATTCCGAAACCAACCAGTGACGAAAGCAGGCAAGACTTTTTAAAAAGATGTATGGGAGATGACACTATGACGAGTGAGTATACCGACACAGATCAACGCCTAGCCGTCTGTACCAATGAGTACGATTCTAACAAAGAAGATTCTATTGAGAATGATGAGAAGCACATAAGAGCAGTAGAAGAAACTGATGACTCTTATATCATTGAGTTTGGCAAATCTAAGCCTGACACAGAAGAAACTGTTGATGAGATGAACTCTGAGAAAGAAGTAGAAAAAGAATCTATTGAAATCAAATCAAGCATTAAAGCTTATGACAACGAAGATGAAGATAAAAACTATGGCACATTTGAAGGCTATGGTTCTGTCTTTGGCAATAAAGACTTAGGCAATGATGTTATTGAGGCAGGTGCATTCGCCAAATCCCTAAAGAAAAGAAAACCACAAAATGTAAAACTCTTGTATCAACATAAGTCAGATATGCCTATCGGTGTGTTTGATGAGATTAGAGAAGATGATCATGGTCTTGTGGTCAAAGGTAGGCTGGCTCTTAAAACACAAGCAGGAGCAGAAGCCTACGAATTATTAAAGATGGGAGCTTTAGACGGTTTATCAATCGGCTTTAGAGTAAACCCACAACAAGTTTCATATGATAAGCGTGGTGGTAAACGCATTATCAAAGAAGTAGATTTAATGGAAGTGTCGTTAGTAACCTTTCCCATGAACCCTCAGGCAACTGTTCGTTCAGTGAAAGGCGAAGAAATTTCCATTAGGGAATGGGAAAACGGATTGCGTGATGCTTTCAGTCTCTCTCGTTCAGAAGCAAAAGTTGCTGCAAAGGCAGTAACTAAGTGTTTTGATCAACGAGAGGTTGATGAAAGTGCAGAACTGGTAGATGCCATAAAAGAACTAACTTTAACCTTAAAAACTTAATAGGAGTAAATTATGTCGGAAGATATAAAGAACGCTATTCAAGACTTAGGTCAAACTTTCAACGAATTTAAGAAAGTTAATGACGAAAGACTTGAACAAATTGAGAAAGGCGAGAGTTCAGCATATAACGAAGAAAAACTTTCTAAAATAGAAGCCAAATTGGATTCTTACGAGGAAATGAATCAGAAGTTAACAATTGCTGAGCAAAACGCTGAACAAATCAAGGAGCAAGTTTCCAAGATTGAGACTATGGTCACTAGACCTGACTCAGGCTTTGAATCTAAGCAAGTTGATGAGTATCTCAATGCTTTTGATAGATATTGCAGGAAAGGACTTGAGGGTCTGCAACCTGACGAAAAGAAAGCATTAACTGTCAGCAATGACTCAACAGGCGGATATTTAGCACCACCTGAGTATGTGAGAGAATTGTTAAAAACAATTACTGAAATCTCACCTATCAGAAGTATTGCTAGAGTTCGTTCCACAGCTTCAAGAAGCATCCAAATCCCTAAAAGAGATGGACAATTTGCAGCTCAGTGGGTTTCTGAAAGTGGTACTAGAAGTGAAACTACTGGTTACACAGTCGGTTTAGAAGAACTACCTGCACACGAAATGTATGCATTGGTAGATATCTCTGAGCAAGACTTAGAAGATACAGTGTTTGACTTGGAAGCAGAGATGCAATCAGAGTTTGCAGAGCAATTTGCAAAAGCTGAAGGAACTGCATTTGTTTCAGGTAACGCAGTAGGCAAACCTCAAGGATTTATGGATGCAACCATTACTGAAGTAAATTCAGGAAGTGCTGCTGCTATAACTGCTGATGGACTCATTTCATTGGTACACAACATTAAGTCTGACTACACAAGAAATGGTACTTTTGTTTTCAATAGAGCTACTTTAGCCTCTGTTAGAAAGCTTAAAGATACCGCAGGTCAGTATGTGTTCCAAACAGGAATGATGCTTGGTGGCAATATGGTTAACACCATACTTGGACACCCATATGTTGAAGCTACTGATATGCCAAGTGAAGGTTCTAATACCTATCCAGTTGCATTCGGTGATTTCAGAAGGGCTTATATGATCGTTGATAGAGTAAATCTAGCTGTATTACGCGACCCATTTACACAAGCTACAACTGGTAATGTAAGATACATTGCTAGAAAGCGTGTTGGTGGTCAAGTAATTCAGGCAGAAGCTATCAATAAACTTAAATGTTCAGCTTAAGGAGTAAACTATGCAAGATTTAACACATAATATTGTCGTAAGTAACTCAATTATCAATGCCGTTAAAACTGCTGGTGCTAATGGCACAGGAGTTGACTTAAAAGGCTTTGAAGAAGCTACAGCCATAGTAGATGTCGGAGCAGAAGGAGATACTCTTTCAGGCTCAGTTTACTTTGAAGTTTCACTAGAGCATTCTGATGATGATTCAACTTATACCGATTGCGTACAAGCTGATGTTATCAACGGAACTATTGCTGCTGGTGGAATTTGGTTGAAACTTGATGGTACTACAGGTGGCGACCCTGATACCACAGGTGGCAATTGGCAGATTGGGTATGTAGGTGGCAAACGCTATTTGAGATTGGTACTAGCTAAGACTGGTACTCATACAAATGGTACACCTATGGCAGGCGTTATTGTAAAGAGCAGACCTCGTAATGCTCCTACAACTAATGTTGTACACAACGCTTAATTGAGCAAACTTTGGGGGGATTAATTCCCCCCATCTTTACAGGTAGAAACTATGTCAAGAACATTTAAAGTAATCGTTCCAAAACCAGCTTCAAGCAATGAGAAAGGAACTGATGTTAGGCTTTACAAAGCTAACGAAATCATACATTCAGAAGGTCAATGGCAGGATGATGTCATGGATGCATTTATTGCTAATGGTTGGGCTATGGAAGTTAAGGTTGATTCAGCAGAAGAAATCGTACAGGTAGAAGCAGAAGTCAAAGAAGTCAAACGAGCTAGAAACGAAAAAGGTCAATTACAAGCAGACGACCCTAGCACTCCTGATGTGAATGAAGCATGGGAAGGTGGTAAAGCACCTAAAAAAACAACTGCAAAGAAAAAAACTACCAAGAAAACAACAAAGAAAGCATCTAGCTAAATTCTTTGTTATAGTTAAACAAGCAGATGCTTACGAAGTGGTAGATACCATGCAATTTATAGGAAGTTTTAATGAGTGCAGGTTATCATCATTTCATCATAGAGCAGGGCGCAACATTTGGTCAGACCCTAACTCTTAAAGATTCATCAGATGCAGTTATAAATTTAACTGGTTTCTCAGGCGCAATGCAGTTAAGAGAAAATCCTGATGCATCATCCGCAGTATTAGAAATAACAACAGCCAACAGTCGCATGACTATGGGCGGTATTGCAGGAACTATCACGCTAGAAGTCAGCGCCACAGACACAGCAGCTTTGACTGCATCAGACGGTGTGTTTGATTTAGAGATCACCAGTGGAGCAGGTGTTGTATCAAGGCTTATAGAGGGTACTTACAGCATACGCAGGAACATAACTAGATGAGTGCCGTAGATTCCATAACAATCACCAATACAGATCAAACCAATCAGATTGAGGTAACCTCTACTGACGGCATTACTGTTACCACTGTAGGCACACAGGGTCTAGCAGGACCAAGTGCAATTATGAGTCGTGGTTTAGATCAAACCACAGCAACATCAAGCAACAACGGTGCATTGCTCGTATACGATCATGGTAATGAGAAATGGACTGCTTCAAATACAACTGCAGCACAATCACTTACACAGTTAATCTATAACTTGCAGTTAGGTGGTGGTGGCACTACTGTTACAACCATCCTTGACGAAGATAACATGGCTTCTAATAGTGCAACTGCTTTAGCTACACAGCAAAGCATCAAAGCCTATGTATACAGTGAATTAACAGCAGCAGACTTAGATTTAACAGACGGAGATGGAAACAACCTTTCTATTGACCTAGATTCGCAGGTTTTAGGTCTTATTGGTGGTGATGGCATTGATTCTACCATTAGCAGCACAAACTTTACTTTTTCGCTTGATTCAACAGTAGCTAGATTAAGTTCAGCGCAAACATTTACAAACAAAACTTTAACCAGTCCAGTTCTTAATGGCACGCTTTCAGGAACAGCTTTTCTTGATGAGGACAACTTTAGTTCTAACAGTGCCGTTGCGGTAGCATCACAACAATCCATTAAGGCTTATGTAGATGCTGCAATCACAGCCGAAGATTTAGACATCACAGACGGAAGCACCAATGGTTCTATAGATTTAGACTCAGAAACATTAGGTATTCTCGGTGGCACAGGGCTTACTTCTAGTCTAAGTGGCAATAACATTACCCTTGCAATAGATAACACCGTAGCAACGCTTGCAGGAACGCAGACACTAACAAATAAGACACTTACTGCACCAGTCATTGCAACAATAAGCAATACAGGAACAAT